TTCAAGGTATATTCACGCTTACTTTGATACTGTAATCGATTCTAAAGAATCAATCACAGGTGGTGGTTCAGATCGATACTTGTCAGAAGATTATATGTTCTGTCAAATGTGGCGTAAAATGGGTGGGCAGATTTATTTGTGTCCATGGATGAAAACACAACATATCGGTACTTACGCTTTCACGGGCAACATGCCTGCTGTTGCACAGTACACAGGCAAACTATAGGAGTTTTTATATTATGAATTGCGTGAATCTTCAAACAAAAATTAAATCTTTTAGAGAAAAAGATTTAGAAACCTGTAAAAGTTTAGTCAATGTTGATTCGTGGCCTGAATATTATTCTGATGAATTTACAGACCACGAAAACAAACGATTACCCATCACTATTGTATCATCTGCTTATGGTCATCAATTTCAATTGATTGATATCAGCAAGATTAATCTCAGTAATTCTTACTCACAAGAATTTAGAAACGGTGGTGAGAATCCAGAAAAACCTGCTATTCGTATGAGTTTGCATCAAAAAGGATATTACTTAGATACGCATCCAATTCGATTAAGACTTTACAAGAATGGGGAATTATCGGTTGGTGCTGGAATTACAAGACTTGAGCTATTAATTGAGTTGGGATTCAAAAATATCATCTGTACAGTTTACAAAGGTGATGATGACGCTTCTGATATTGAAGTCAATAACGCTTTTAATATATTCTTTTTCAGAGACAATGCCAATCATCGTCCAGCTGGAATGATTACAAAAGACGATGTTGCTTTCAATGTTAAAAATTCTGTCATAAAAGGTGAAATTGCTTTAGACCCTGATGCAATTAGATATCAAATTAATGCTATGACACATCCAACTTCTTGGACTAAAAAAACAAAAGAAGAAATAGCTGCTATTGTATTTAATGCTTGTAACAATTATACAGATGAAAATGGTAATGATGTTATTGTTAGGTCGTATACAACAGAAGCATCAAAAGATGATTTTATGGTGAATTATAAAGATACCGCTACAATTAAGTACATGGTATTTTCAACTGGTTCAACAAAGAAAATTGCATATGCTGTTGGTGAAGAATTGAAAAAACATAACAAGAAAATCAGAATTATTTTACATACAGATAGACTAGATGCTTTCGATTTGGAATCCACTTACATTAAAAGGATTCTTGAAGCTAAAGATGAAATAAAAATTCTATGGGGTCGTTTGAGTTCTTTTTTTGATGAAGCTAATATTAGTGATAGAGTAGAACTTTATGGTTGTCTTCCTGCTCTTTCAACATTGACACCCAATATGAATGAGATGGTTATTTTTGGAGTGAATGACTTATTCTTAAAAAGTTCACATTATCTTACAACAAAAAATAAAAAGGCAATTTCCAATTCAATCGATAGTTTTATGTTAAATGATTCTAAAGAAGAAGAAGAAGTGGCATATCTATGACAACAGCGGAAGAAGTTGTAAAAGCATCCCAAACTGCAACAACTGGTGGTCGTAAGTTTGATGGTGGTAAACTACAATATGGTTTACTGCCACCACTTGCATTAAAAGCTACAGTTGAAATTTTGACCTTTGGTGCAGAGAAGTATGAACCGGATAACTGGAAACATGTTCCAGATTCTAAACGGAGATACTTTGATGCAATGCAAAGGCATTTATGGGCATGGAAAGAAGGTGAGCAAAATGATCCTGAATCAGGAAAAAATCACCTTGCTCATGCTCTTTGTTGCCTCATGTTTCTATACGAACATGATATAATGTATTCTGTTGATGACAATTCTTAATTATGAAAGGTATTATATGAAATTATCAAACGACACACTATCGGTGTTAAAGAACTTTGGTGCTATTAATCAAGGCATCATGTTCAAAAAAGGTAAGAAACTTAAAACAGTTTCTTCACATAAAAATATTCTCGCTGAGGTAGATATCAAAGAAGATATTCCAGCAGACTTCGGTGTATATGACTTGAACAATTTCTTGTCTGTCGTATCACTACACAAAGACGATCCAACATTTGAGTTCGATGAGAAACATGTTGTTATTGTTGGTAACAAAGGTCGCAGTAAGATTAAATATCGCTTCTGTGAACCTACAATGATTGTTGTTCCGCCTGAGAAACAATTGACAATGCCTGATGCAGAGATTAACTTCACTCTTTCTGCTGAAGACTATGATTGGGTTATGCGAGCTGCATCTGTTCTATCTTCACCACAAGTTGCTATTGAATCTGATGGTAAGAAAATCAATATCGTAACTATCGATTTGGCAAATGACTCCGCACACACCGATGCACTTGCTCTTGGTGATGGTGACGGCAGTAAGTATCGTATGGTATTCAAAACAGAAAATATCAGTAAGATTCTTGCTGGTGGTTATGATGTTTCTATCTCTTCAAAGGGCATATCAAACTTCAAACACAAAACACAACCACTTCAGTATTGGATTACAACTGAACAAGGTTCTAAGTTTGAGAAGGCGGCTTAATTATGAAATACTCTGACGCATTTCCTGATGATGAAGAACAACCACTTGTTCAAATTGAACAAAAACAACCAGTCTTTCCTAAATTAACAAAGCAAGAATACATTGCTGTGTTAGAAACTGAAAAAGAAACTCTGTTGCGATACTACTTCAAACCTGATGAAGAAGGTACTGGTCATTTCAATACTGCTGCAACGGTTTTAGAACACCGTATTAATGAGCTCAAAGCTCAACTTTGATTTTTAAATTTATATTATGAGGTATTGTGATGGAACATTTATTATGGACAGAGAAGTATCGTCCTAAAACGGTAGAAGAGTGCATATTGCCTGAGAGGTTGAAGCAACCATTTCAGGAGTATGTCAATCAAAAACAAATCCCCAATCTCTTACTGAGTGGCGGTGCAGGCGTTGGTAAAACAACTATTGCAAAGGCTATGTGTAATGAGATTGGTTGCGATTTTATAGTAATCAATGGTTCAGACGAATCTGGTATTGATACATTCCGTGTCAAAATCAAAAACTATGCTTCGTCTATGTCACTAACTGGTGGTCGTAAGGTCATCATTATTGATGAGGCTGATTATCTAAATCCTAATTCAACACAACCTGCTTTGCGTAATGCGATTGAAGAGTTCGCAGGCAACTGTTCGTTCATCTTTACTTGTAATTACAAAACTCGTATCATTGAACCATTGCACTCACGGTGTGCAGTTATTGATTTCAATCTGAAGAACGGTGAGAAGGCCAAGATGGCGTCTGCTTTCTTTAAGAGAGTTCAGATGATTTTGCAAAGTGAAAAAGTTGAGTTTGTTGATTCAGTTATTGCAGAATTAATTAAGAAACACTTTCCAGACAATCGCCGTATTCTAAATGAGTTGCAACGATACTCACAGTTTGGTAAGATTGATACTGGTGTTCTTGCACAGATTGGTAATGTTCAACTTACTGAGATTACTAAGCACATCAAAGACAAAGACTTCGGTGCAATTCGTAAATGGGTTGGTGGTACAGATATTGATGCGAATGTTTTATTCCGTCAACTGTATGATGCATTGTATGATGTGATGAAACCACAATCTATTCCACAAGCAGTTATTATTATTGCAGAGTATCAATACAAACAAGCATTTGTTGCTGACCAAGAAATCAATATGGTCGCATGTCTAACCGAGCTCATGGCAACATGTGATTTTGTATGATAGATTTATTAAAACCAACCTTTGACTGGATTCGTGATGACTGGACTTCTAATCGCTATCGTTTTGCTATTGAATTGTTCGCTTGGGCTATTTCTATTGGTTGCAGCATTACTATGGCAGCCACAGTCCCGAATCCTCCACTCTTGGTTCTTTATCCTGTGTGGATTAGTGGTTGTGCTCTCTATGCTTGGGCTAGTTATACTCGGAAATCATTTGGGATGCTTGCTAACTACATCTTGTTAACTACCATTGATACAATTGGTTTAGTGAGAATGTTATGAGTAATCCATTCGACTATCTAAACGCAATTCTTCAAAACAAGAAACAGTTAATTGTTGATGAGTTAACAGAAAAAGACTATTCACCATTTATGGTTAATAGAGGTCTTTCTTATCACAAAGACTGTATCATGTATGCAAATGAAATGAACAGAAGCCACTTCTTAGACAAAAAGTTACAAAATGACTTTTTACTAAATACCGTGCGGTCACAAAAACGGCCGTTTACGAAGTGGGTAAAGTCTGCAAAAAGTGAAGATTTATCATGTATAAAACAAGTCTTTGGCTTCTCTGATTCGAAAGCATCAGAAGCTGCACGCCTACTCAGTAAAGAACAAATCCAACAACTAAAAGAACAAACCGATATCGGTGGATTGAAGAGGTAATAAAATGGTAGACTTGAATAAGTTTGTTGAGGTAACACTCAACGAACAGGATGACTTTTTAAAAGTTAGGGAAACTCTCACCCGAATTGGTGTATCTTCTCGCAAAGAGAAAGTTCTTTATCAATCATGCCACATTCTACACAAACAAGGCCAATATTACATTGTTCACTTTAAAGAATTATTTGCGTTAGATGGTAAACCATCAAACATTTCAGAGAACGATATTCAGCGAAGAAATGCAATTGCAAACTTGTTAGAAGAATGGGGTCTAGTAAAGATTATTAACCGCAAATTGTTAGAAGACAACATTGCACCGTTACATCAGATTAAGATAATCTCCTTCAAAGAGAAAGATGATTGGGAATTAATTGCTAAATATAACATTGGCAAAAAACTACACGAACATTAAAATGAGATTAAATTATGAAACTTGTGAAATTGAAAAACCGCTACAATGGAGAGATTGTCTATTGTAAAGATATTAATGATGTGAGTGTTGAAGGCAATTACACTTTCATCAAAGTATATAAAGAAGAATTACCTGGTAGAATTTACTTGGTCAACAAGGACGCTTATGTTTTGGTGACTAAATAATATTGTGATGCCTTAGGGGTCACATTTTTATAACTCGCTTAATAGGAGAAAACTATGACACGCTTTACAGCATTATATCCACAGTTTGTTGGTTTCGATAATATTTTCAATGAGCTCGAAAGACTTGTTGACGGTACTACACCAACAAGAAACACATCTTTTCCACCACACAACATCATCAAACTAGATGACAACAAGTATGTCGTTGAAATGGCAGTTGCTGGTTTTGGCCAAGATGAGGTCGATGTTGAAATCCATGACGGTACACTAATCGTTAAGGGTGAAAAGAAAGACCAAACTGAAGTGGATTATTTGTATCGTGGCATTGCTACTCGCTCTTTCACTAAGTCTATTCGACTGAGTGATTCGATTGAGGTTCGTGGTGCCCAATTCAAAGATGGTATTCTTAAAATTGCTTTGGAAAATATAATTCCAGAACATAAGAAACCAAGGAAAGTTGAATTTAGTAAAGAACTAAACTTCAACAATCCAA